CTGAGCATCCTAGTTCTGGGCTAACGCCTGCCACATTGGCGGTCATTCTTAAAAATGCTGAACAAGGTAGCTTATTAGAACAGTGCTATCTCGCTGAAGACATCGAAGAGAAAGACGGTCACATCCAGGCTGAAATATTCAAGCGTAAGATGGCGCTAACCGATATCGATTGGCAGATAGAGCCGCCTGTGAATGCCACCGCCCAGGAACAAAAAGATGCGGCCAACATAGAGCAAATGCTGAAAGATGTGGAAGACTGGCACAACATCATATTTGGTATGGGTGACGGCATTTTAAAAGGCTTTTCAAACATTGAGTATGAATGGGGCTTTTACAATAACTTCCGTATTCCTGAGGCATTCGTACACCGCCCTGCTACGTGGTTTCAACTACATCACGACGACCAGGACTGCATTGCCCTTCGCGACCAAACGGGTAAGGGCGAGAAGCTACGCCCGCTTAACTGGCTGCAGCACCGCCACCCTGCAAAGAGCGGTTATGCCGCACGCATAGGCCTAATTCGTCAGCTGGCATGGCCGTTCATATTCAAAAACTATTCGGTACGCGACTTAGCCGAGTTCCTAGAGATTTACGGTATTCCAATTAAATTGGGTAAATACCCTAGTGGTGCAACTGATACTGAAAAGAGCCGCTTGCTTCAGGCAGTACTCGGCATTGGCCACAATGCTGGGGGCATAATCCCCAAAGGCATGGAAATTGAATTTCACGAAGCCGCGAAAGGCGGCGGCAGCGACCCCTTCATGACCATGATGAGCTGGTGTGAGCGCATCCAATCTAAAGTCATTTTAGGTCAAACCCTCACATCCCAGGTAGACAGCACGGGCAGCCAAGCGTTAGGCAACGTGCACAATGAAGTACGACAAGACATTCGCGACCACGATTTGCGCCAAATGGCCAATACCTTAAATCGCGACCTTGTTTTACCGATGCACGCGCTTAACAGCCTAAGCTACCGAGGCGACCCAAGACGTAAGCCGCGTATTATATTCGACACACAGGAGCCAGAAGACATCAGCCAATACGCAGACAGCTTACCAAAGCTGGTCGACATTGGTTTTCGTATTCCGGCTAGCTGGGCGCAAGATAAGCTTCGCATTCCAGAGCCTGAAGGCGAAGAGGCCATCTTGGCTCGCGCTGTCGCCACGCCTGCTGTTAAAAAGCCAGGGGAAAAAGATGCGGATGAGGACGACCCAAAACAAGAGTCGCAAACCGCTGCATTGCGATTAGCGCTCGCTGCACTTAAAGCACAACAACCGAAAGATGACGGCGCAGATGTGCTCACCAAGCGCTTAGCACAACAGGCTGGCGAGTCGTTCAGTCAGTTAATGCAACCCATTGAGTCGCTAGTAGCTAATGCTGATTCATTGGAGGCGTTATTAGAGCAGCTGCTGGAACTAGAAGACACCTTACCAACCGACGACTACCAAACACTCATAGCGCAAGCGCTGGCCGCCGCCGAACTCAGTGGCCGGTACGATGTTAACGAGGGGAGATAGCAATATGAATATTCAAAAACAACTTCGGGAAGAATTTATAGTCCTTGAAAATTCACAAGTTACTATATCCAGACAAGTAGAAAGTTGTACTTCAACAGAAAATTGCCTCTCAGATCGTCATTTGCATTCAATAGAGAGGCGATTTGTCAAAATGTGGGGAGAAGATTGTGAGTTAATGGGGTAGGCTCAGGAGATTGTTCATGTATAACCCAATCAATCTATCAACCAGTTCATTGGTCATTTTATTTAAATGTAAGGCGTTACTCTGTCTCAACTCGTTCTCCCATTCATCAAAGTCAGATTCCTTAATCAAAAGAAAACCGTCGGGCATTTTCCTCATTTTTAATTCTGCCGTGAACGGCTTCGGTTGTGCTGCAAGCCATAGCGGCATAATTAGATCGCAGAAACGTTGGGCTTCAGTTTCTGTTTTGCCCTCTCTAACGAAAGCTCTCTTTATAGCTTTTTCATTATGTTTCCAAGCTTCGGACTTTTCCATTAAATCACTCCATGGTTTGATAATTTACTCAAGTAGCATTGGTAGGTTATCAGACCATGGGGAGATTGGTAATTAATGATTACCGGCAATGTAGTTGCATTAACCCGGAAGGCACTTAGAATATGACAGTCCAGTACGGTCCTCAGAAGTTTTCTGAAGCCATTACCCACTTTAGAAACAAGTTAAACATGCCCAGCGAACGCTGGGCTGATGTGTGGCGTGAACAGCACAACAACGCCTTTATGGTGGCTGGCGCAACGAAGACGGATTTGTTGACCGACATTCGCCAAATGGTAGACAGCGCAATAGCAGAGGGCAAAAGTTTAAGCTGGTTTCAAAAAGAGTTTAAACACCTGGTTAAAAAGCATGGATGGGAACACACAGGCGGTGCCGCATGGCGAGCTAATATCATTTATGACACGAACATGCGCCAAGCTTATAACGCGGGTCGCTTCCAGCAGCTGCAGAACTTTCCTTACTGGCGCTACGCGCACGGAGATAGTCGCTACCCTCGCCCACATCACCAAAGTAAAGACGGTACTCTCTTACCCAAAGAATCGCCGTTCTGGCTTACCTGGTTTCCCCAAAACGGTTGGGGCTGTAAGTGCAAAGTGTTTGGTGAGACAGAGCGCAGTATTAAGCGCAAGAACATGACGTTGAGCAAAGAGCCTGTTATTGAAACGCGCGAATGGGTAGATAAGAAAACAGGTGAAGTACATTATGTGCCTGTAGGCATCGACCCTGGCTTCGATTATTCGCCTGGCTCAAAATCGCAAGCCGATGTCTTGCGTCAGCAGCAACTTTCAAAGCCACCACTAAAAAACCGCCTTCCTGAACGTGTGGTACCTAGCGCTTACTCAACCAATAAGAATGTAACCATTCATGGGCTAAACAAGGTCATTTCAGAATTGAGCCAGGCGCAACCACAAATGCGCCAAGTGACCGATTTCATTACTACCTACGGTATGAAAACCTTGTTTCTTAAACCGACTGAAATGGTGCGTGGAAGCAAGAAAGCCAAAGAATTAGCAGAGGACATCACTCGTTATTTGAATGTCCCAATATCAAAAGCCAACGGCCATTGGCCTGTGCCCGGTAACACCGCGCGACGTGCAAATGGCTACACAGCGCTAGCTTGGAAACACGTAGTCGTAAAAGCCAAAACAGGTGTAAACTTAAATAAAATTGCCGACATTACCGACCTAACCAATGCGGTAGAGGCGGCAATACTCGCTTTACAGGCTGGCAAGCGGCAATGGTCACTGTCGCATATAGTAAGGCACTATACAGACAGTGGTGATCATGGTGGCGCAATAATCACATGGCTTCATGAAATGGGACACCAAGTTCAATTTCAGGCCATGCGCATGGATATTCCTACACCTGGCTTAAATGAAAGTATCACCACCTACAGTATGCAAGACACCATGGAATGGCATGCAGAACACTTTGCCGCATGGGCGCTTAATCGCGCCATGCTTGAAACGCACTATCCAGCGATAGTCGCATACTTCGACGAACTAATGGGGGAACTACTGTAATGAGTATTTTCGATAAAATTAACGCAGGCCATCAAGAAGAAAGCGAGCAGCTGCGTGACGCACAGCAAGTGCTTCAATCGTCGGTACCAACTGCAGAAAAGCAAACGCGTATTGAAGCGCTAATGAAAAAAGCCCCTGAACATGAAAAAGCCATGTTTGGTGATCTTCTTTCTAACCTAGTGCTGCAGGCTGACTAATTATGGCTGGCAGCTTCATTACAGTTCGTGCTTATGGCAGTGGAGAGATAAATGCGTTGCTTTCTCGTATTGCTAGGGCAGGAACTGACTTAGAACCAGCGTTCGCGGACATCGGAGACTATCTGATAGAAGCAACCCAAGAACGTTTTAAGCTTGAGCTAGCGCCCAACGGGGAGCAATGGGAACCGCTAGCGCCAGAGACGTTAGCACGAAAAGGTGGCGAAGATAGAATACTGCGGCAATCCGGTACCATGAGTAACTTATTGACCTACCAGATAACAGGCAGAACACTGACATTCGGTAGCAATCAAGAATATGCCGCCACCCACCAATTCGGTAGAGAAGAAGACGGAATACCTGCCCGACCATTCTTAGGTCTCACAACTGGGCCGTGGAGCGACGAGGATAAAATCATTGAATTACTCCAAGGCCACCTGAAAGATGCTATTGCATAAAAACGCCCCGTAAGACATCCTAAGGCGACTTTGCTAATTAGACGAGCAAAGTTACCAATCAAAAAACTTAAACACTTCTGAAAGGATTTAAACAGCAATGAGCGAAGGAAAGCCCCTTGTCGAAGACGGAAACACCACATTAGACAAAATCATCAAATATTTTCCGCGTTTTGCAATACCTATCGGTATTTTAATGCTGCTAGCGTATTTCGGTAATTTTAATGATGGCTTTGGCAACCAAAGTGATTTTGGGGCATTTGGCGATTTCTTCGGAGGCATCCTCAATCCGATGCTTACATTCTTCACCATTTTACTTTTGCTTCGCCAACTGAAGTATCAACGAAGTGAATTGCATGCAACAGTCAAAGAATTGCAGAATACAGCGAAGATTCATAAAGAAAGCATCGACCATAGTCGTGCTGTAGACATTTTTGATAAGACGCGTGATGAGTTTGTGCAGGAACTGAGTGATTTCCATATTTCATTAGAAGAAAAGTTTCTTTTACTAGCGCCAGATGGAAACATCACAGAGGGTGGTTATAGCGCAAGTGATCCTTATGGTGAAAAAACGATAGCGTTATCTCTTAAAAATATCGATGAACATTTAGAGCTTGTCACCACAATTACATTGTACTCTGAACATTCTGAAAAATTTTACTCGTGCGTGACGCGAGCACTGCAGCATTCGGTAAGCAAAGCCAACAACGTCCTAATATACGCATATGAGTATCAACGTTTAGGTGTAAATAGGTTACTCTATTTAGGTCCTTTAAAAGGGTTAGTCAGGAGTTGCCAGAAGCTTGAAGGCACAATCTACTCTTTCGATATTGAGTCTGAAGTTCAGCCAATTCAATCTAGATTACTGAGCATCATGGAAGCTTGCAGCAAAATCATCCAAAGAGCAGAAAAGCCCCAAACCTAGACTAATCCCCTTCCTTCCCTATAGCCCGACATACTGGTCGGGCTATGAAAAAACAATTAACCACACTTACATCTTCAGTACTTGGAGGCCGCCATGTAGCGACAACGCTAGCAGCAGCCGTGTCCTTTGCTGCCCTATCGAACCAGTCTGACAACGCTGAGTCTCCACTTGGCGTTGCTGCCTGTACCTTTTCAATTGATATAGAACAGCCTTGGCAACAAATACTCCCGGGAGCTGACTTCGCTGCCTATGATGGCCGCCCTACTGAAGTGCCTGGTAATAAGTGGCGAATAGACAACGCCAAAGGCGAGGCCCTTGCTGCGAAATTAAATGCGCGTGCCGTTGCTGGCGAGCAGCTGCTTGTCGACTACGACCACCAAACACTACTTGCCAAAGAGAACGGTTCTAAAGCCCCTGCCAGTGCATGGGGTAATAAATTCGAATGGCGAGAAGACAAAGGCTTATTCGCTCAGCTTAATTTCACGCCAACCGCGCGAAAGCACATCAAAGACGGTGAGTACAAATACTACTCCCCCGTCGTCATTTACAACAAACACACAGGTGAAGTGTTAGACCTTCACAGCGCCGCTCTCACTAATGACCCAGCAGTAAAGGGCATGAGTCAAGCTGCCGCCCTTCATGCAAACGTTAATAACCAACCATCGGAGCCTACGCCCATGAACGAAGCATTAGCCCTGCTATTTAACCTGCTGGGTATTACTACCCCGTCTACCGACATCGATGCTGCTGCATTACATGCACAGTTAACTAAGCCAGGCGTGAAAGCCAAGCTTGACGAAATTAAGTCCAAATTAGACGGCGCAGCGGAAAGCGACCAACAAATTGCCGCGCTTACGGCAAAAGTTGAGCAAGCCAAAGAAGGTATTAACCCAGCCGAGTATGTGCCTATTGAAACCTATAACGGCGTGGTAGCAGAGCTAGCAGCGTTATCGGCAAACCACAGTGCGGTAACTGTCGACCAGCTTATTGAGCAGGCCCAAAAAGACGGCAAGTTCGTGGCGCAAGCGGAGCTGCCTTACTTACGTAGCCTGGGCAAAAGTAGCATGGCAGCGCTTAAAGCACAGCTTGATGGCCGCGCAAGCGTGGACGCCTTTGGTGGTAAACAAACCAAAGAAAAGAAACCAGACGGTGAAGACCAAAACGGCGTTGCGGCCCTTACCGCTGACCAAAAGCTTGTTGCAGACCAACTGGGCATTTCCCACGAAGACTACGCCACCGAGCTTAAGAAAGACTAGCTCTACGCCTAACCACACACTTAATTTGGAGAAATAAAGCACATGGCTATTATTACCTCACCTGTATTAAACGCAATCCGAACTGGGTTTCGTAAAAACTTCGAAGACGGTAAAACCCGTGGCATGCCGATGTATAATGCCGTGGCCACAATCGTTCCATCCTCAACCAAATCGAATACCTACGGCTGGTTAGGGCAATGGCCAGGCTTCCGTGAATGGATTGGCGAACGTCAGCTTAAATCAATTAAAGAGCACGGCTACACCATTACCAACAAGGACTTTGAATCATCGGTAGCGGTAGACCGAAACGATATTGAAGACGATAACCTGGGCGTGTACTCACCCATGATGGACGAAATGGGTTACGCGGCGTCTGTATTCCCAGACGAACTGGTATTCCCTTTGTTGGGTGCTGGCTTCACGTCTACCTGTTACGACGGGCAGTACTTCTTTGACACCGACCACCCTGTAAATGCTGAAGTAGATGGTACCGGCGCAGATACCTCGTTCTCTAACGCAATCATTGATGCAGGCTACACAGGCGATGCCTGGTATCTGCTAGATACGTCGCGAAGCTTAAAGCCACTTATCTTCCAAGACCGAAAAGGCATGCAGTTTCAGGCCATGGACAACCCTAATGACGAACAAGTGTTCATGAATAAGGTTTTCCGCTACGGCGTAGATTGTCGCTGCAATGTGGGCTACGGCTTCTGGCAAATGGCCATCGGAGTTAAAAAAGAACTGACTTCCGAGACCCTTTGGGAAGCCATCAACATGTTCCGCAGCTTTAAAGCAGACGGTGGCCGCTCACTGGGCTTAGGTAAGAACAAGTTAACGTTGGTGGTGCCGTCATCGCTGCACGAACTCGCTACCAAGATTAACGAACGCGAACAAATTAATGATGGCGGCGTGACGGTAAGTAACGAGTTGAAGGGCAAGTTTACAGTCCTAAGTCCTGACTTCCTATAAGCCTGAATACCTAGAACCTTAACAATCACTACAACTACTACAACTGGCTTTTAGATTAAGGCCAGTTGTTTTGGAGAAACGTTATGTCAAAACTCGCTATTGCCGTATTAGTCATCGCCGCAAGTGTGCCTTCCTTTCGTCGTGCCGGCACAACCTTTACTGACGCCGGAAAAGCCTTTCCAGAAGGTTACTTTACAGAAGAACAACTTAACGACATTCACAAAGAGAAAAAACTGTCTGTCCGTGAAATGCAGTCCGATGCCATCCCAGAAGGCGTTGATACCTCACTTATCTCTGCCGCGCTCACCGCTGCCGCCGCTGAAAAAAAGACGCCAGCGAAAAAGACTGCTTCGCAAACCGTACCTACCAAGCAGACGGGAGCGAAAGCAACGGATAAAGCCAGCACAACCAACGACACGGGGGCTAGCGCCTAATTAGCGCTAGTCGGAGCATCACTATGGCGTATTGCACTACTGACAACTTAATTGACCGTTACGGAGCCGATGAACTGTTACGTCTAACTGACCGCGACAATAACGGCTTTATTGACGAGCAAGCAGTAAGTGCCGCCATAGAGGATGCAAGTGACTTGATTGATGGCTATTTGGGTGGGCGTTACACCCTGCCCCTTAATGTTGTGCCTAGCGTGCTAATTAAAATATGCGCTGACATCGCCAGGTTCAATATGTACGACCACACCGTTCCTGAAACCGTCGATAAGAACAACAAGGCGGCGATGGACTTTTTGAAGTCGGTGGGGAAAGGCGAAGTGCGGTTAGGCCTATCAGATAGCAACGAGTCGCCCGCATCTGACGACCAAATTCAAATCCAGAGTGAGACAGGCGTATTTAGCCGTACCAACTCAAAGGGGTTTATCTAATGTTGAATTTGGTTAAACCCCGCATCGCCAGCCTGTTCGACGAGGTTGGCACCGCCGCAAACGTGCGAAAAGCAATGAGCCAACCACTGCATCGCAATAGCGCAGCGTTTGTCGTGCCAGTCAGCAATCGACCCATGACAAATAGCCGTGATGTCGATATGGGACGTCCGCTGCAAGAGTTTATCGTGACGTTTGGTGTAGTCATTGGATTACGTGCCATTAACGACCCTACAGGCGAGCGAACGCTTGCAGAGCTTGAAAGCCTGCGCAATACACTGCGTGAAAGCCTGTTTGGTTGGAAACCTGACGACGAGCACGAACGCGTTATTTTGGGGAATGGCGACCTTATCGGTTTCACCAATGATGGTCTTTGGTGGATAGACAGATTTTCAACCAATACCTGGTACAGAGGAAATGCAACATGATCATAG